AGCAGTGATGCATGAGCAAGGTTTTGATTTTGATGATCAGACTGCAGCTCGTTCCAAATTCGATCCAGCATCGTTGTTCACTTCTTTGAAAGGTTATGACAGCACTAGTGTGTTTAATCCAGACAAGAAAACCTTAAGTACAGCTTATCTTACAGTTGAGAGAGAGATCTCGCATCTGTTTGGAACGCTATCCACTATGAGTGAAATATCTGTTGTTGCGCATTTGGCTAAGTCCAAAAGTGCAGGAGCACCATTCTTTCAAAAGAAGGACGTCGTACTAGAGCAATCTGGTGTCGATTTGATTAACGCTCATAAGCATCCGTGTGTGGCTTACTACCGTACGCAAAGCCGGATGCAGGCTTCTGGAGATTTCAAGCCAACAGTCAGACTCGTTTGGGGTTACCCAATGGACATGACCGTACTTGAAGGGAAATATGCTCGACCTTTGATTAATGCATTTAAAACAGCTAACACCTCTTACGTAATTGGTTTACGTAAATTTGAGATGGGCGCACGTTTACAGCATTTTCAATGGGCTCCGTTTGTTGGATCCTTTGATTGGTCAAAGTTCGATTCAACTATACCAGCACAAATCATGAGTATGGTTTTTAAGCTGCTCAAGAAGTGTTTTCACAATGTTGACAACGCTGAATGGGAACGTATAGTTCGATACTTTATACATACTCCTATACTAATGCCTAACGGTAAAGTGTATATTGGAAAAGTTCGAGTAATACCGTCAGGTAGTTATTTCACCAACATAGTTGGTTCGCTTGCGAACTTGCTGCTAATAAGGTATTTGCAAGCTAGTTTAGGTTTGAAGGTACGTAACATCTGCGTACATGGTGACGATTCTATTGTCGCCTGCAATTCCGAAATGCCGCTTAAGCAAATGAGTGATGTGGCGTTAAAGTCATTTGGAATGGTCCTCCATCCTGACAAGCAAAGATATACTAAGACTGACCACGAACTAGAGTTTCTTTCACATATGTGGAAAGGCGCTAGACCATATCGGGCTGTTAGAATGACAGCTCAACAGGCTATATATACAGAGAGGGGTTACCCTCGAGATGAAGATCCTGGTAAGATGAGATTTATTCGCATCTGCCAATTGTATGGCGACAACCACCTAGCGTGGCCACTCGTTCATCTATATCTCAAGAGGGCAAATCGATCATACTATGGTCCAAGAGATTGGATAAGGATGGTTACCCCACGAC